CCATCAAGTCCATGTCGGGGTATCCTTATTCGGGTTAAATTGTAGTCGGGTAATATCCAAGTCAGGGAGCGTAAGACCCGACACCTACGCTCCCCTACCCTATTACTAGGGATTCATTTGATTAACGATAAATACGCAAGTTAGTTGTCTGGGCGCTGTCATACAGAGCAACAAACGACAAGCTAATCATACGGCTGGTTGGGCCATCGACACCAACATCAGCAGAGTTAATCTTAATACGGGGGAAGTGGAATACGTAGGGATTAGCACCAGTTGGGTCATTAACAGACACAATGAGGTTTGTCTCAGTTTCATTCAAGAAACGGTTGACAAGAGTGGCATCCTCAAAGTATGCAGTGAAAGTACCTTCAATCTCAGCACGACCGTATTCCAGTTGAGGCGTAGAATCGTCACCAATAACAAACGTAGGTGCAAAAGAGTTGTTGACCGTAAAGTCAAGACCAGTTACAATAGCCGCAACAGAACTTGAGCCTACGTTACCAATCCGCATATCGCCAGAGTAAGCATCAAAAGGAGCAGCACCAGAAGCAGCAGTTTGCGTCTTAGGGCTAGTGTTGATGGTCATATCTTTACCAACCATACCAAAGGTCGCAGTAACCATTTGGTTAGGGGCAAGAGATACACCCATTGTCGAAACAGTCATGCCCGTAAACAAACGAGCCTGAGTAATGTCGGAAGCAAGGTCTTCAATAGAGAAGAACTTTGGGGTCACACCAACTTTAAGGCTATCGCTCTTAATGCTACCTGCTGTGGTCTGAGTTCCAGTAGCAGTGCTAAGGTAAGACACGGATGTCGTAGTGCAAGCAGTTACAACAAAAGTCCCGTTATAGCCCGCTGGAACAAGGTTAGTTACGGTAATTAGGGTTCCAACCACAAAGGGAGCAGTGGCTTGAGAAGTAAAGGTAAGAGTGGCAGTTCCAGCCGAAGCTGTAGCAGCCGTAGTGGTAATCGCAGTGGATTCGGTCCAAGTATTCAACATAGCGGATTCTAGGAAGGCATCGTAGTCAGCATTGCGCAAGTCTACAACAATATCACCAGAGGTCTGGCGATTGCCATGACGATCCACACGGGGCATACGGTCAGCTTGGATGTCGTTACCAGCTACACGGTCTTTGGTTAGGTTTAGCGAGTGTGTGCTAAAAGGTAGGTTAGTGAAGTTTCCAGAAACAGGGGTTGTACCGAAGGTTACTTCTGTGATAAACGATAGGCTAGAACGAGAGCCTTGAGCAAATGCCATTTTAATTTCTCCAAATCAGGAATATAGATACCAGCCAATATTGACAGGAATCATGTAGAAGGGGCCATCGATGTCAGCAGATTCTCTTTCAGCATAACGGATGGATACGATAGTACTACCAAAGGTTACATCAGTAGCAGCCTCAAAGGCATCAATAATCTTGTCGGCTAGGTCATCACCAGCAGAGGGACCATTACCTTCAGGGACATAACATACGACCCTAAAGACCCCTTGGTAATACATCTGGGGGTTAGTACCCATAACAGCAGGTTCTCGACGGGTAGGTAGTAGACGAGGAACAACGTAAGATTGCCCTGTGGTTGGAGAGAATTGCAGGTTTTCCCACCCAATAGAAGGGACACCAGAAACTGCTGCAAGTTTGGTTTCTAGGGCTGCACGAATATCATCATAAATGCTTGCCATTATGTGTACTTATCCCTTAAAGTAGCCCTGATTACCCCAAAAATGTCATTTGGTTTTTTATACGGCTCTTTAATTCTATCGTTGTTATTCATAAAGCCAATATGTGGGGCGCGGTTTGTGATAGTTAGACCATCTAAGTTTTCTGTATCAAGAGACTCAATCCTGCCAATAAGTCTGGCCTTTTCTTCTTCTCTCTTAGCTTGTTTAGCGCCTTCTGGCAAACGGGGTCTTCCAGCAGAACTTCTAGACCTAGCTGTCCTATCGCCACGAGGATTAACTTGCCAACTTTCAACAAATGCACCAGTGTCAACAGGTGAAATATCAACAGCGTTTGAAACAATCTCTATCGCCCTGTCACTAACAGCTTCTCCAAGTCTTTGGGACACTTGTTTCATTTTATCATAAAAAGACTTGCTAATGGTGACCTGTGTAGAGTTAGGGTTTTCAGACATTTATTCCTCCACAGTGCAGAGGTAACAAACAGCAGTTCCATTAGAGAAGATAGTTGTTACAGACACAATGGTAACTATGTCACCTTGACCGACAATAAGGTCTTCTTCATCAGGGACGTAGGGGAAACCCAAAGCGGAGATAACACACTTCCGACTGCCCTTTAGGACTTGATCTTTTACGATTGTCTCATAGTTGTAGAAGTAACCAGTAAAAGTGTAGTCTGTCGTCGCTGACCCAGTTACAGCACCAGTAGATGGGCTATAGGTTCCAGCAGTAGTCAGCTTACGTAAGGTTAGAGTTTCACCAAAGTCTTGGACAAGTCGAAGTAGATCATAGGAGCGAAAAGACATATCTTAACTCCTTATTCATACTCAGGTGTGTTGTAGCTAGGTGGGTTCTTAAACTGATCTCTACGGAAAGAACCTTCAATACGATTAGTATCTGCCCTAACAGCTTCAACAGAACTCTTAGTAAGGCCACCAGCAAGGACACCAAGTGCTGCACCAGAAGTCTTACCCTGATATTCTAGGGTATCTGCTAGTTGCTGATAGTGCATCATCAGGTCAGAGTAGTCAGCACTCAATGCCCCATCAAGCTGTGTCGTAACCATACGAGCAAACTTAGAAACAAGTGTCCGACAGGCCCAAGAAGCTGCCATATAGGTGTTGTTGTTGTTTTGAGCAAGAGAGAAAGTAATCTCTTCGTTCTGCATTTGTTGGTCAGCAGTAATTGTATCGCCAATCAAAAGACGGACAACATTGAGACGACCAGCATCGGTAGTTGTATTCAAGTCCGAGGGATTGTAACTCCAAGCCAATTTGGTCGTCTCCTATTACTTACTCACCGAGAATAGTATCTCGCATCTTATAGAAATCATCCATAATCCACCTGTTCCCCACAAGGAAACGACGAATAAGACCACGTTGCTTATCATCTAAGGTAGATTGTTTGCACCGCTTGTTCTCAAACTCATTGGTGCTTGAGGTACGCTTCTTGACCTCTGCGTTAATCAAAGTCACAAGAGTTTTTAGTTGATTGCCTTGCATTTCTGAGAGGCGGTCACCAACTTTACTCTGAACTTCCAAATCTGTATTGTGATGAACATAACCAGAAGCATAGAGGATAGCAACTTTATCAGCCTCAATCCCACGCTCTAACCAGTTGAAGTGTTCTTCACGTTTCCACTCTTTACCGTCTGCTGACAGTGGGGTTTTAATAAATAGAGGCCAATCGACCTGCCAACCCAAGTATGAAGGGTGCATTTTGACAATTCCTTATAAGGACTATGTTGTGTTCTGTTATAATTGGGTATGCCCAAAGCTATTAACCTTGGACATACCATTAGTCTATTACCTATTAGGCAACGATGGTCTTGAAGAACAGACCCAGATCAGCGCCAACAACTTTCATGTCGTAGGACATCTTGACTTGGATCATTTCTGCAACCTGCTGACGCTTCAGAGCATCATCCGAGAACGATTCAACAGTGATACCGAGGTTGCTAACACCTTGCAGGTTATTCCAAGCGAAGGTCAAACCAGCAGCAGGGGTCGTCAGGCCAGCGCTCGAAGGCGTGTAGGTCAACAGAGCCGACTTACCACCGATGAAAGCGTTCGACTCTGCAATACCTTCAGCAGCCGAGTTCTTAACAGCTTCCATAACATAGAAGTTCTGCACTTCAAAGATTTCAGCCAGTTTAGCATCCGTAATCAAGGCAGTGTTCGTAACGGTCGAACCGCCATTCAAACGGGCCAAGATGTCAGGGTGATTAATCAAGATGTCACGGACTTCTTTACCGACAACCATCGTGTTAGGCTTAAAGCCGCCCGACTTCAACTGCATGGTACGACGAGCAAGCGTCACATCTTTGATTGGGGTTGCGTTAGTGTAGTCCGACCACTGCTTGACTTCGTTAGTCGAAGGCGTACCTGAAACACCCGTCAATTCGCTGCTCCAGATCGAAGCTGCAAAGAACGTCGAAGCGAACTGCTCTTCACGATGGATCAACAGACGGTTGATAAGAGTTTCAGCACCAGCAGCGCGGAGGTTCAGAACTGCATCCTCATTGGCAAGGGTCTGCTCGTCAAAGTCCATACCCAGACCATAAACGTCTGCAAAGTAGGAACTGTTCGAGATAGACATGCCGATACGCTCAACTTCAGTACGGGGAGCCAAAGCCTTGACATCGCCAGCACGGTTGCTGTTTGCACGGTCATAGATGTAGTATTTATTCGACTGCTTGTCCACACCAACGATGGGGAACACTTTGTCTGCAATAAAGTTAGTTTGCTCTTGCATATAAGCCAGAGTAAGGTTGGTCAATGGCTGGTCGATATGGACAGCCGAGGGGGTCAACATTGGCATAGTAATTATCCTTTAATGTCTAGATTAGGCCGAAGCATTACCGCCAGAGATCAGTTCGATCTCAATGACTTGACCATTGACGCCAGCTTCACGGGCATAACCCATGATGATGTTGCCAGTGGCAGCAGCTTTAGCAAGACCAGCAGCGTCCGTAGAAACGGCAGCACCAGCAGTAATAGTAGCACCAGCGGTGACCATAACCGAACCACCACGGGTCACGGTGACAGCAGCGCCAGAAGCACCACCAACGATGCAGACACCAATGCACTGCTCACCAGCGGTTGCAGCAAGAATTACGTTAGCGCCAGAGATTTTAACGAATTTGAACTGAGCAGCCGACAAGTCAGCGCCAGCAATGTAAGTGCGGTTGTCGCGAGATTGCATAACAGCCATAATTATTCCCCTTTGTAGGATTTAGCGATGAGGGATTTACCTGCATCTGTTTTAGCTACAGCCGCATACGCTTTGGCGTAGTCACTTTTCTTCATGCCACGTTCGTCCATATAGGATTTAACAAGAGCATCCATTTCTTCGGTTGCGTTAGCAAACTGACCATTTACATCAGCCTTACCAACTTCATCCATAGCAGCAGCAAACGCATTGTCAGCAGCTTTAAGGGCAGCAACGATAGCAGCGTCTTCCGAGAAGGACTTCAGCAAAGATTTAGCGACATCAACATCAAAGTTTGGCAGAACTTCGCCAGCTTTCTTTGTCAGTTCAATATCAGCTTTTTCAATTTCATGTTGCTTCTTTGCAACTTCAGCAGCTTCGAGAGCCTTCAGAACTGGAGCGGGAATGTCCGACTTAACGACCAATTCGCCACCAACTTCAATAGTCTCGATTTCTGCTTTCTTTTCAATTACGTCAGCTTTAATGACATAACCAGCTTCAATCAGGCTCTTGCTCAAACGCTCGTTTTCAGCTTTAGCAAGTTCAAGGTCGGCTTTCAAAGTTTCGATTTCAGAAACGGTTTCATCTGACTTCATCATATCCGCACCACAAGCCTTCATAGCTTCAGCTTCAGAGCAGTTATTAGCAGTCATGTAAGCCTTAACCTTGGCTTTCATTTTAGCATCCATTTTCTCAATATCCTCTTGAGAGTTGTCGCGCTTAAAGAGTGAAACCATTGCCTGTGCATTAGCTGGACGGTCAACAAGGGAGAGTTCTTCAAGCTGCAAGTTTTTCAGGAGATTTGGCAATTAGATTTCCTCCTTATTGGCTCGACCACCGATACTGAAGGCCGAAAGTTCACCGCTCTTGACCATAGCCCAGACAGCATCATCGTATACTTTGTAAGCTACGACCCATCCTTCACGATCAGATTGGATACCAAGAGCATCACAGATTTCTTTTGTGACAGGGAGCGAGTGTACAACGACACCAACTTGTTCCCCAGTGTGCATCGCTTTGCCTACGCGCACATACTCCATAAAATTATTGACTGCCTTTACCAAAGTATCAGCTTCAATTACATCGCCCTGACGATCAACAACAGGTACACCCTTTTCGGTTACCACTGAGGCCCAACCATAGACCATTCGCTGTTCGTCATCTACCTTAAGGATTTTACCCTCAAGGTTACTATCTGTTTTTGTCATTTCACTGACAGAAGTGTCGGCTTCCCACATGCGACAGGACCAATAACGAGCAGAGGTCTTATCTGAGGCAGTGTCGCAAGACATCCGAGAGCGGAAGTTAGCACGAGCCTGTGGGTCATCCCTACGGATTTCCATGTTAGGATCACCGAAAGCTACACGCTTTACTTTGTCGCCATCTTGAACAAAGACTTCAAACTTCTTGTTGCCATCTTGGATACGGCGAGGCTTATTCAGAGTAACAGTTTCACCCTGATAGTCAGCCTTCTGCAAATCTTCCTTCAGGATTTCCTGTATCAGCATCTGCAACATAGCCATACGCTCACTAGGAGGGGTCTCTGAGCCTTCTTCCATGTCGTCAGCACCGTAGGATGCCAAATACTCTTCATGGCTCCCAGCAGGCATAAAAACGGCCTGTCCATTATATTCGGAGACGTGAGTTGCACCACCAAGACCCATATCATAGCTGCGAGATACAGCCTCTTGCTGAGTTGTGAAGATGTCATTAGCGTATTGTGCTTTACGCAATGTTGACAGCTTGTGACCTACCATCTGACCAGTAGGCTTACCTTTGTCGTCCACAATCTCAATACGAGCAGCAGGTTCATCCTCAGAACCAGTAATCTTTACTGGGATGTTTGGAACTTTACCTTCACGGACTATTTCACGGATGATACCACGAGCAGTCCCGCCAGAAGAGTTCCAAGATACTTTTTGACCGACTTTCATTATGGTTCGCCCTGAATTGTGTTTTTGACTAAGTAGCCTTCAATAACCATACCAACAGCAGAAGTATTCGTATTAGTGCGAGAGCGCCACTGTAGGCTTGTTTTTTCTGCATACTTAAATGGACCAACTCTCATAGCTTCATAAACCTGAAAGTAGGGTGCTTGCAAAACTGAATAGCTAACTGCGTTAGAGGCTTGCACACTGTAGGTATTAAAGTTGTTAGTGCCGCCACTTTGTTGTGCATAGCTATTGACACGGGTTAGATAGAAACTATATCCATTGGGAACTGTGTACTGAGACATCTGAGTTTGACCTACAGATGGCAGAATCTTAGCGTAAGTAACTCCACCGTTTGTAACAGTGATGGTCCCTACGTTAGTAAGTTGCCCAGAAGCAGCAGAAATCAGTCTAACATTGTTGATGTGCAAGAAAGCATTTGTTGTTGTAACAGAAGTGGTCCCATTGAGAGTAACTACCTCTGTGATAGCATCATGGTTTGCATCAAGGCCACTAATTAGAACTTGTGCAGTTCCTGTATCTGTAGCACTTGTGCTAACGACAGACATAATAACTGCTGATGTGGGGAACACATAAGGAGCAGCATTCTCCCAGATACAAATGTCAGAAGTTCCAACAGTGGATTGATACCCAAAGATGTTTAGGACTGAGTATCCATTGACTTCACCCTTAGCGATGGCTAGAGGGTCGTGTTCATACAGGTGTCTAGTCCACGTTGTCATTAGGATTACTCACCAGATCAGGGTTGTAGTCAATCTCAGCAATAGACATGAGGTCTTTGATGACTTCTGGGTGAGACGACACATCAATCCCTGCACCATTAAGGTTACGAAGGAACGAAGCAATCTCACGAAGATCATGGGGTGCAACGTCACCAGCTACGATAGTTGGCATCAGGTCATAGTTAAGACCGTTTATCTGCCAAAGACTTTCTACTAGCTGCTTGTTAAGAACATCTACGACTGCTTGAATGTAACTCTCAAGGGCGCGAAGGAACAAGTCTGTCTTAGACTTAGACAGTGCGTAAGAACCACCAGAAGTCCCTAGCAGTAGAAACTCAGACAGCACTGAACGAGCAATGTCATGCTGATAACGGCTGATGATAGGGTTGATATCGATATTGCGAGTACCGCTTGAAGACATCAGTTCTACGTCAACCAAACGAATGTTAGTTGGCGCACCATCTTTATCTGGGTAGGTGTCGCTAGGCAGGATGATGTAACCCTGCTCGTTGAACTTAACGTCACGAAGGATTGTCTGTAGGCCACCAACAAAACTAGCTTGTGCCACAGAAGCATCAGCGGCAAGATATTCAGCAGGGATACGAGCAACTGGAATACCAGCAAGTTCACGTTCCACAGCAATAGCTTCGATAGCCTGTAGGTTATTCAGGTATTCGTAAGACGTATAAGCGTTACGAAGAATAGAACGACCAGAAGGGTCACCATTAAGGCTAGTGGTGCGATAGTAGACTGACTTGTTCAATGGGATGTAATTGCTACCATTGATGTGAGACACACTCTGTTCAATACCGAGAACGTCACCCGTCTGATAGTCAACATCGAACTTATTGATAGTCCAAGGCGCACGAGAAGCAATCTTACGAATGCCCATACGTCCATCCGTATATTTAGAACGCTTCTTGTCGAGACGCTCATTAGGACCAACGCGGCGCTTGTAGACAACCTCGAACCAAGCAAAGCCATACGACAAAAAGGATAGGGCTTCTGCAACATGGTCGTCTAGGGTGTGATCCATATCATGCAAGACGCTCTTGACAAACTCAGCTTCGGCCTTAGCTTCAGGGGTATCATTAGCTGCCTTAACGTCTAGGTTCACATCACGTAGGATTTGTTCAACTGCATACATAACAGCGCCAATGGTGCTATCATTGTCTCGCATTTCCCGATACTTACGGATAGCTTTCCTACCACGAAGTTCAGGCAAGAACTCATCAGCACGAATCTGACCATTACGAGTGTTATCACCAGCAACCCCAAGGGTAGACTTAGCTTTTGCTTCTGAAAGGTTATCAGCCATAGTTAGGGTTTCCATATTTATCTATTAAGAGGAAAGCCCCTTAGAACTACTATATACGAGGGCTAGGTGAGGTTTGGCATACCCATTAAGGCAGAGGTCAGTCAATGCCCACACAAGGGCGTCTAGCCTATCAGGAGAGCCTATACTGCCTAATGGTTCCCATGTACGCATTTGGGTTTCAAGCTCATTAAGACTTGACCCATCAGTGGGGTTAGCTACATGCTTAACTAGGTTACGTTCATACAAAGCTGAAATAGGTTCAGCACGAGCATACTTACCACGAGAGGCTCTAACTGCACGATAGGAAACAGATTCGTCTTCACCATGAATGGTAGTCCTAACCATGTCACCGCCTTGGTTTACTTCGGCTACAATACGATCAGCTTGAAACTGATGATACAATTGAATAGCCTTAGAGGCCCAACCCTGTGGGGAAAGTCTGTCTGTGTAATCCCCAAGAACGTATGCTACTCCATTCACATCAATGCCAGCAACGACAATACCTGTCATGTCACTCTCAGCATTAGACGTAACGGCAGGGTCAAGGGCAACGACAATCCTGATAAGGTCAGGAACATCTTCTTGCTTAACTGAACAGCTATCAAGCATATCAGTGGTCCAAAGAGCGCCTTGGGCTTCCTCTAGGACTTCAGCGTATAGTTCTTGGCGACCCATACGAGTTCCCTCATATTGCTCTTTAACGGCAGTGAGGTAAGTTCCTGCAAGGTTAGCAGCGTTATCAAAAGTAGAACCTGTAGTGACATGAGTTGTCTTGTCCTTAAGGATTTGTCTAACTAACTTTGTAGGCTTTGGTGTTGTAGTTACCATGATGCGAGGACGTTTACCTAGACGCATACAGAACTGTAGCATAGCCCATGTGTCTATGTCTTTATTCCATGCTGCAAGTTCGTCACACCAAGCTAATTCAAACTGTGGGCCACGAAGACGCTCAGGCTCCTCTGCTGAGAAGAACTGAACCTCTGTAAGAATATCTTCTTTTTTTCCAGTTTCTATTCCGTTCTTCCACCAGATCAGTGATCTTTTAGTGGGGGAATATTTTGGGAAACCCATAAGTTTTCCTGAGTAAGTCTTGTCACCCTCCCAGCAAACAGAGAGGAAACCAGATTCACCCTTAACCATAACCCGCTCAATGTCGGAGTTAGTGGCAGCTATAGCAGCAATACGTCTTACGCCACGTTTAGCATTCTCTCTTACCCATTCAACACCAGAACGGGTCTTACCATAACCACGACCAGCATTGATGAACCATACACGCCAATCTTTGCCTTCAGGCTCTAACTGGTTGTCTCTGGCCCAGAACTCCCAAGTGTGTCGTAGTTCTTCTGTCTTCTTTGGGCCAAGTGCATCTAGGACTGACTTCACCTTTTCAGGCGGCAACTGTCGCAAGATTTCTGCGGTTATCTTTCGGGTCATCTGTATTTTTCTTTTTTTTGGCGAAGGAGGCTGGACTTGAACCAACACGGACGCAGTTTTGGAGACTGCCGCTCTACCATTAAGCTACACCAACAATAATAAACCTAGTGGCGACCAGCGTGAAGCCTAGCCCTTGGTTATCGCAGCCGAAATACTCCAGCCGACTTATACCACTAAGTTATTCTTCTTCCTGTCCAGTTAGTCCAAGCAACCCCATCAAGGTGTCGATAGCACTTTCATCAAGGTCAGGATCAACATCTTGTTCAACTTCATTAACCGTGTGAGTTGGAGACCAACCGCCTTTGGAACGAAGGAACAACTCTTGAGACTTAAAGTCACCACCTAGGGCTTGGTCAATAACTTTCTTACCGACTTGTCCATTGATTTTAGCACGTTCAGCTTCAATGTAGTTGCCATAGTGCTTGTACAAAGTAGACAGAGACTTTGGGGCGTCATTCAAGTGTTGCATAGAAGCAATCATCTGACGGATACCAATACCACCCTGAATGCACTCAAGGATATGCTTCTCGACTAGCTTACTGTAATTGAGTCTTTCTAGTGCCATGATGGTAACTACTTCCTACTGTGGCGTGATTACATCACTTAACGACAAAACAACATAAGTTGGTAAGACAGATTCTGGTTTATAGTTGAGTCTTCAGCAAGACCTCTTACCTAAACTGTATGAGGAAGTTCGTCTTGGTTTACTCTGCTATCTGTGTGTACTTAAGTTTATACTTTAGTTCCTTAACTGATACAGTTTATACAGGAACAGTTTATACTTAAGTATATACTATAGTTCTAAGCTGTAACAGTTTTAATCTGTATCAGTTAGAAACTTAAGTTAGAAACTTTAGTATGTTTCTCTCTCTCTATAGTATATAAGTGCTTTTTTTTCATTC